GCCTGGGACTTTTGCATTGATACTTATGGTTTCAATGTTTCTCTTCAAGATTCGTGTCTCACCGTTGACTACATAATAATCATTATCTATTCCAAGATCGTCACGTTCTAATACCATCCACTGACCGTCTTTTGCCCGAAACCCAACAACAGTACCCTCTGGGCCCTTGACCCAACCGTCGATATCTATTGGCGAATTTTCGTCCCACTGAAAGGTTATGATAAATTCGGAAACTGGATCGATTTTTCCCTCGTCTGCAATTGGATTTATCAACAGAAATGCCAATACTAATAAACAGGTAAATCCAATTAATAGGTTGAATAATAAATCCACAAATGCAAGGTTTGAACTATATTTTCTCATTATCCGATTCCAATAATACTAATTCAAATTTAAGCAGGATTGATGTAATCAATCCACATAGGGATGTGGTGAGAGCGATACCCATCCCGTTGGCAAGATTGCCAATCACTTGTTTCATAGCATCAGAAGAGGACGTGTCTATATCGGTAAACACTGTAGTCAGTACCACAAGAAATCCGATAAGTGTACCCACCATACCGATCGACATAACTGCATCCGAAAAAAACCACATAGTTTGCAAATTTTGATCTGAAATGCGTTTCTTTTTAAACTGAATTATATATGCGTAAAATCCTAGTACGATGTTGACTAAACAAAAAATACCAAAGATTATAATACTGATTCTAGTATTGTCAACACCAGTGAAAAAATCCACGATATCGAGGTAAAATTCTGCGGCCGCAAAGCCTACGACCACCAATACAATAGTAGTCCACCACTTCCAAAATGACATATCGTTACTCCAAATTACTTTCTTCTTATTATTTATTCTAAAAATGAGCCCTAAACTTTTACGAAGATTTGTCGATATAAATAGTAAGATGTTCGCAAGTATCCCCTTTGCCGAACAAAAAAGGATCAATTAATTGTTTAGACAATATTTAATAACAACACTCTTGCTAATTTCGATTTACATTATTCCTTCTGTGGCTGTGTCACATACAGGGAATGCTAAGTATCACATATCATATGAAAAAGATACACAATGGGGCCCTATGCTCATATTTAGGGGAGACTTTGTTACAGGACTAACCGACACCTTTATTCAATACCTCACAAAGTATCCGGACGTTAAGATTGTGTCTATGGCGAGCCCAGGCGGGTTGTTGTCAGAAGGTTATAAATTGGGAACTCTATTTTCGCGGTACAATCTGGAAACGTGGGTTCCAAGAGACTCTGCATGTATCTCCGCATGTGCCCTCGCGTTCATTGGTGGATTGAATTATAGAGTTAGCGGATTGTTAGCATGGCACGCACCTTGGTTGCCTGTATACACTGGCGAGATAAAACTGGAAAACATTTATACACAGGGACAAACCACAAGCGCATCACAGGCATATTACTTCGCCGCGAATGGGTTTCGGGCACAGTTTTGGATGATGATTGCAGAATACACCAATCGTGAAAATTTTTTACTGATCCACAATACACAGGATTTGAATCATTTTCTTATGGTTGACGAAAGAACTTATAAAGAATATTTAGAGCAAAAGGCACTGCCCCCTACCGTATTTCAAGGGCGCGTCGAACATATTGAAGCCATAATGCGATTGAAAAGACTCGAAATTCTTGAAAATAACGGATTATTTCGGGACACCGCTACGGGCGCTGAGAGGGAATCTTATATTGAGTTAAAAAAGCGCCTTCGGTATATCCTAGAGCAATAATCAAATCTGCCCATTGTTTCGGCGACATTGCGATGAGATCATAAGTGGTCTCTCGCTTTTCATCATTAAACTGCCTAACGTAAACAACGTCATCACCAATAATAAGTTGCACATCTTCAAATTCTCCCGTGTCATCCAAGACAGTAGTAACTGTTGAATCAAATTCAAACTCGTTTGTAAACAATTTATGCAGCAACTTTTGTTGCTGCGGCACAGACACGTTCAAAGTTATCTTTGAAATCATTGTCATATGACAGGTTGAAATGATAGGCACAATAAGACGCGCCATACATATAGTCATGTTGGGAGAAACCTTCCGCCTGAAGCAACCAACGGATTGCGTCATCATCTGAAAGGCCGGGCGACAAGGATTGCACCTCATCCATCCGAACGGAGAAGGATAAGAGAGCCTCTGTCTCACTGTCAGACTCACGTTGATCGCCGCGAGCACACTCATCTGCGAGGTTGTCCCATTCGGACTGCTTTTCTTCATCAGACATGGCCTCCCATGCGGCGAAATAGGAAGAAAGGGGGCGAAAACCATATGCCTCTTTGTGGTAGCAGGAGAGTGTCGCAGTGTCAAAATCGTAGGTCATGTTGTAGTCCTTTCAGTGACTATTGATTCTTTATCTACCACTAAGCTATCAGGCTTTAGTAGCGTTGTCAAGGGCGTTCTCAGGATATTTTGCATTGTAATCCTTCTGTTTCAGCAACTTTTCCACTGCGATATCGAACCGTTCGTTCCATTCGATATCGCGGGTAAAGATACTTTCCAGATATCCCAGTGCATAGTGGGGGCCCCTAACTTCTAGTAGAAGGTCGACAAATTCTTTATGTTTGACACTCATTACACCAATTCCAGTGCTTTTTTGAATAGGAAGGCCGCGCCATCATCGGTATCGAAACCATATTCGGAAGCAAAGTCCATTGACGAACTCTGGTAGCATGTATCGGCGATACCTTTTGTGTTCAACACATAGGCAACTGACTCAGGAGTCTTACCAAACCCGACAATACCGACTGAAGTATCTGAGAACATTTGAATTCCACCGTTGTGGGCGGAGATATAAGAAACTTGATTTTGCATTTTTAGTCCTTTCAGTGACTAGTGATTCTCTCTATACTAATAATGTAACAGGCTTTGTTAGAAATGTCAAGAAAAATCGTGGCATTTATCACTGATTTAACGAATAATTTACATCTAGTGGAATTGAATTGCCTATCCGAAGATGTGTCTGGCCATTGTTTGCCCATATGGCTTTTCGAATGATTTGCCCATGTACATTGATAACAACCCAATATTGGTGAACTATCTCTTGAGTAGTTGTTCTATATTGTGTGCGGCAGCGGTTCTCTTGTCTCACGACACTGCCGTTAGATTGACTATTGCCAATAAAGGCACCAATAATTGCCCCAGCGTTTCGGTTTCGTACTCGACTCCCGCCGCGCAACGAATTTCCTATAATTCCACCGATAATGGCCCCACGTAAAAGGGCATCGTTAGAATTGGTTACGACCTGCACAATGTTACACGACTGATATGGTGTCTGTACAGTTTGAGTCTTATATATCGGTTCCAGTCCTACCACCTTACCATAAACACGTTCAGCGGCCTCGACAGATAGTGTCAGCGAGTGAGAACACGCAGTAAGCAGAGTAGCAGTCGCAAGAACTTTAAGTGTAGTTTTAAGCACAAACAATCTCCATTCCGTCATATTCGGTTTCATATACAGGTTCTCCGTACCGATAGTTTCCTGCCCAATTAACATCAGAAATCGCATTATGGTACATTTTTACCATTAGTTCATAATCCGTGCTTGGCCAAAGGCCATTTTCTTTTGCCCATGACCCGAAATCGAGTTGCACCATACTAGACTGTTCGCCCTGAGCAGTCTTTGGATTTATACGGTCATTTTCTTCCCACCGAATATCATTCCAGTTTGAATCGTCGGTTGTCGGTTGCGGTGTATTCATATCAATCATATCTGGTTTCCTTCCATCCAAGACTGCATTGCAGCCTGTTCTTCTACCCATTCTTCGTATTCTGCAACTTCGACTTGTTTGCGTTGCAGCATAGATTGCAGGGAATAAATCGCGGAGCGTTTCTCATCACTCGCACCTTCGTCTAAGGCAATAAGGGCGTTTTCTAACACCTCTACGTCTTGCATCACGTCAATCATTTGAGATCCTTTCTTTGATTCTCTCTATACCACTAAGCTATCAGGCTTTAAGTGCGTTGTCAACCTTTATTTCGGCAATTCTTCGATAAACTCTTTTCTTTTGAGCTTCTTATTCATCATTTTTACTGCGTCAACATAGGACAAACCAGTTTTCTTTGGGCTATATTTGGGTGCGAATTTGCGCCATGTATACTGAAGTCCATCACCACCGGCTCTTTGATTATTATTTGCCTGTCTTACCCAAACTGAATAACCACCCTCGATAGGTTGTTTCCCATGATCGGTATCGTTGCGCCCAAGGGCCCAGACCGTCTTATGTTTGTCTTTTGCCTCCTTGGCAGTATGTTTGTAAATCATGTTATTTACCCTTCTATTTCAGAAAATCCCATCATATCCACATTATATTTAGTGTTTCCAATCAACATTTGGTCGCCCATCGAGGTGGAACGTAACCCCATTTTCGTACCAGTTTTTTTGTTGGCAGGAAGTTCTGTCATTACCAAAACATTGCGGTTAAAATCTTCATTTACAGAACCATCTGGAAGTTCGCTACCCATCGACCACGAACCGTAAAGGTTTTGAGTGAAATGATATGCGGCGGTTAGAGCCTCTTCTTCACTTGCAGAGTTGACTAACATTGTTGATGTATCGACATAGGCAACAACTGTTGGTGTATTTTCGAAAGCGGTGTGAATAACTGCGACTTGCATTTGGTAGTCCTTTCAGTGACTAATGATTCTTTCTATACCACTAAGCTACAAGGCCTTGCGTCCAATGTCAACCCCTAATTTCTAGTTTTTCGATTCTTTTTTCAAGATCTTCAATTTTGTTAGCAACACTTGGATACATTTTCTTCCATGCGTCTTCTGGTTGATCGAACCAAGTCCAACCATATCTGTTACGGACCCAATCCAATATCTGATCAAATTTTCCGTAACAATAAATCCCCGCATGGGTTGTCCTAAAGTATGCAAGAAATGCAGCGCCCAGTAGAGCACCCACAATCGCCGTATAAATCCAAATATGATCTTGCCACATTTCTGTCAAAATATCAACCATTTTCGTCCCTTTGCATTTCAGTGTATCGGATGTAATATTTTACATCATGGTCATAAATTCCATCGAAAGGAATTTTCTTTTTGAATGATGATATCCTGCCGCGCCATTTATCCTTAATTCTCTGCCAGAATGTCATTTTACGAACTTTGCCATGATAATTGATATAACGCTCTTCGCCGTGGTGTTTGTAGAATAAAATTGCTGGCGGCATTGACGGAACAACATCGTTGTTATTCACATATCTAATATGTCGTGCTGGAATGTTTTTTACAAATTTATTCGTACCGACTCGAGGCGAACCGAAAGTGCATAACAAATCGACATTTTCTAGTTTAGTTGCGGCGACTGTCGCCATCGCACCACCCAAAGAATGTCCAGTAATATACAACTTTTTACGGTGTCGCATTTGACCAACCGTGATTTGTACTCTGTCCAAAATCTTATGAACTTCGTGATGGAATCCGCTATGTACTCGACCAACACATTCGTCGTCTTTCATCAACCATGCACGAAGGTCTGCTTTGATATCATTCCATTGTGTCGGCTCTGTACCGCGAAATGCGACAACTATTTGTTCGTTGTTCCACGCGATATAACATTGTGTGCCGTGATAGTCGATAAACTTAACCTTTGGGAAACCGAGGTCGCGAAACCTTGGTAGTGCTGCATTATGGGGTAGGTATGCAACGCTCGCAATTCTTGCCATTTTTGCAGTCAGTGTCAACTCTTCGGCTATCTCTTGATCCTTATCAATATTCACCTTAATCTCCCTCGTAGACTCTATTGTGTGTATCATTACACATAATGAACGTTGTACACTTATTTAGACTCCGCAATTCTCCAGCACCCACATAAGTACATGCTGAGCGGATGCCGCCCAAGATATCTTGGATGGTGTTCACGATATCGCCACGATAGGGGATCAAAACTTCTCTACCTTCACTCGAGCGATAATCTTTCAATCCACCAAAATGTTTGTCATTAGCCGCTTTAGAACTCATTCCATAAAACTCAACAAAAGATTTTTCTTCATATACTGGTTCATAGTACCCTTCTTCAAGTGTTGTCAGTTCATTTGTTTCGTAGGTTTTAGTAACTATATTGCCCCCACCTTGAAAGTGTCCTGCCAACATACCACCCAACATAACAAAATCTGCTCCGCCAGCAAATGCCTTCACCACATCTCCAGAAGTAGTGCATCCACCATCAGCAATGATATGACCACCAAGACCGTGAGCAGCATCGGCACATTCGATAACTGCCGAGAGTTGCGGATATCCCACACCAGTTTTAATGCGAGTAGTACAGACAGAGCCGGGCCCGATACCAACTTTAACTATATCAGCCCCATTCAATATCAATTCCTGTGTCTGGTCTGCCGTGACTACGTTTCCCGCAATGATTATGATATTAGGGAAGTAATGACGTAGATCTGCAATAAAATTAGTAAATCTTTCTGTGTATCCGTTGGCAACATCTACGCAAACATATGATATTCGTCCATCTGCCATTTCATAAACGTTTCTGAACTTGACCAGATCATGTTCGCCTATGCCCATAGAATATGCCGTGTATCCCTGCCGATCCCACGATTCATTATGATCAAAAAAATCTACAAGTTCCATCGATTCGTAATTCTTTTTCAGACAGGTAAACATTCCATATTCGCCAAGCGTATCTGCCATGTGAAATGTACCAACGCCATCCATATTGGCGGCCATGATAGGAACTCCATCGAAATCAATATCAATGACAGGGTCTTTAATATATTTTTCCGAATTTCTAAACATAAACTGTCTGTTCAGCACCACCTCTTTGCGGCTTTCAAGCACACTGCGTTTCGGTCGGATCAACACGTTACTATAGTCCAATTTGATATCTGGTTCTATTCTCATTATACGATTTCCTCTTCAAATTCGCTTTCGTCCGGATTGATATGCACTTTTATCGTGTTGTTATCATCTTCGATAGACAAGAAAACTGTTTCTATATCATCGTCAAATATGTAAGATTTTCCACTTGGGGCTATCAATTCCAATTTCTTAAAGTTTCCTAGTCTTACCATTACCACTTTCCTCTAATAATTTTGTCAGTCTTTCATTCGACTTCCAAAGATGTTTAATAATATCATCAGATTCAAAAAGTCTTTTCTCTAATGTGATGATATGCTCTGCCGCAGAGGCGAGACTTGTAACAAAATGGTGACTGTCAGTCATTCGCCTCTCCGATGATAGTTCTTCGCCCCTCGACACCGATATTCGACTCCAATATAACCTTAACCTTTTGGAGCATTGCACATGCCAACATCAAAGTTTCTTCTCTATCATCGCACATCATAATTTGTTGATCTATAGGGGCACTCAGTTCTGCCATTCTCTGCGTAATTTTACTCAAATCGTACCGCCTTACCATTTCCTAAATCGTCTATTTCTACGATCACTGAAGTATTCCAAGACGCAGCTGCGGCCTGCACTTCCTCTTTGTTGTCATATGTTTGGATTGGGTCGTCATCTTTCCAATTACCCTCGCCGCGAATATACTCGAACCGATCATCGAGTTCAATCATAATTGCATATTTCATTTTATCAGATTGCTCCATTTTTTGAGTTTTTCTTTTTTTGCGTTGGATGCAGTCATAATATCGTCGAAAGGTAAATCAAAGTGTTCTTTCAACAGTTCCAGCATACAATGAACATCGCCCATTTCCGCAACTAAGTTGTCACGTTTTTCAGCACTCATACCAAATCGCAATATTTTCATACATTCTTTTGTGAGTTCTGCACATTCTTCAGATGCCACTACTAGGCATTCCGCCTGGGTCTGTTCTACCATATCTACCTCCACAAAGTTTGTATAAATAACAATATACACTATTACACGCCCAATGTCAATAGCTTTTGATAAAAGAGAATAATAATGCCTGCAAATGTAACAGATTTCAGTTCACCATCTAATTATACAGCCGTTTGGATTCATCACTTAACAACTTCCACTATAACAGGCGACAACAATTCGTCAGTGCCGACATCATTGGCGGAAGACAATTCCCGTCTTGGTGCATGGACTCTCATAATCAATGGCGCTGCACATATTAATGCAAACGAGATTATTGTCTCCGGCGTACCTGTCGCAACAAACACTGACAGTTCGAGATATGACATAGGCGATTTAATACTCAACAAAATTTACGAACAGGTGACAAGCACAAACATCACAGAGACAACCACCCAAAATGGACATCAGTTTCAGGCAGCAATGGTCGGAACCGGCCGCAATCCAACCACCGCTTGGGTAAGTGGCACGGGTGCGGGTGCGGTTTCGGGTGCGGATATCTGGGCCGTACTGACCGATGGCGGGAACGAGAACTGGGGTATAATTTATAACGGGACTTACGTTACCGCACGAAAGGAAACGTCCGACTATTCCGGTTATGATGTGAATGGTAATCCACAATTTACCGCCGACGATGGAACGATATACACCCGATGGCAAATACAATATAACAAAGACGGTGCAATAGCATATTCAGTGAGAAAGAAATTGCCAGATGTTACCACCACCACAACTTCGGCAGTTCCGCAGACTGAGACCACCCATTACGATTTTTACGAAGTCGCGCACACATCTGCCGCTGAAATCGCACAATTTACTGCAAGCGTGGTCCTTGTGATACCACAACACATGATGCAGAGAAACATAACCACTGCGGCGGGTAATATGAGCAACGGCGCATATAACCTAGATAATATGTTTATCAGAATGTCGCCCCATATGAGCGCCGCACGTTTAGAACAAAACGACTTATACAACAACTATGGCGTGGAATCCAAATTAATACCTGTCAATTTTTATGTAGGAGTAGATCAAATCGCTATATCTTTAAACCAAATTCGAGACGTTAATGCCACCTTGCCGGCAGATAAAGAAATTTTACAATATAACAACTCCAAAAGTTTGTGGGAAAATGTTATATTAAATTCCGACGATGTATTCGAAGGCACAACAAATCAATTCTTTTCAGATGATCGGATTCAAACTTATCTGACTACAAATTCATATGCAACAGAATCCTATGCAGATACCAGCGTGACTACTGCGATCAACAATTTACTCGACGGGGCCCCCACTGCTCTCGACACACTGAACGAACTGGCAGCTGCGTTAGGCGATGATGAAAACTATGCGGCGACACTGACAACCCAAATCTCAAATTTAGGAATTGCTGATCTATCAGACACATCTACAACAGCACCAACTCTGGGGCAGGCATTGGTCTGGGAAGGGACGGCATGGACTCCAAC